GCAATAACAAACAAAGAAAGGAAGCAAACGATGAACAAGGGCTTTGTGGTCTTGCACAGAAAAATTACAGAATGGGAGTGGTATTCAGATACGAACACATTCCGAGTCTTTTTGCACCTGCTTCTGACCGCAAACCACAAGCCCTCTAAATTTCGAGGGGTTGAGATCGGTCGGGGCCAGATCATAATAGGCAGAAAAAAACTGGCTGAAGCTCTGCATTTATCGGAGAAAGAAGCGAGAACGGCATTAGACCACCTAAAAACGACCGGAGAAATAGCCACTAAAAGGGCCAATGGTTTACCGATTGTAACCCTGATCAATTACGGGGTTTATCAAGACAGAAAACCAAAAACGGCCAGCGAATCGGCCACAAAAACGGCCGAGCTTCGGCCGACCTTGGGCCAGCCATCGGCCACATCTAAACAATGTAACAATGTAAACAATGAAAACAATAGGAACAAGGTTGAGCGGAAATCGGTTGAGTTATCAGATCTGGTTGCTCAAAACGAAAACCCCGCCCCGCCTTCTGGAAATTATCAGAAAGCATTAAAAGCGTTAGGGTTGCCGATGACTGCAATGCTTTCGCCAAATGATCAAAAAGCCCTAACCGCTTTACTGGCAGCTAACTGCAACTTTGACGACATCGAGCAGGCCAGAATCAAGCGCAAGAAAAACAGGCTTGAGTGGATCCAAGATACCGTGTGCGAAATGCGCGACGCGAGACTTGCCACGGTCGCCAAACCCGACCACAACGGCATACCAATATTGCCAAGCGGCTGCATGGACTGGGATAACATGACTTTCGACCAGAAACAATTCGCAATACAGCGGGGGTATGAAAAATGACGCCGGAAAACAGGAGGGCGCTGGAGGAATGTTTAGTCGGCGCTGCCATTATCCGCGGCAGCTTCGCTGATATTGACCTTTCGCCCAAGGAATTCAAATTCGACCAGGCGCGGCATCTGGTAAAGGCCGGCAGGGAGTTGGAAGCCGAAGGCAGGGCAATAGACTTTGTGACTCTTTCGGCTCACGCCGGCAAGGAAAATTTACCAGTCAGCGAGATCAGCCGAATCTCGAACACGGTGCCGACCAGCAAAAACCTGCAACACTATCTCGAAGAGCTTAAAAAAGCGATCTACGCCGAGCGGGCCACCATGGCAAAGCAGAAGGCCGCTCAGGCGATCAGAGAAGCCGACGACCCCGAGCCAGTAGCCAGAGCCTTGACTACCGAACTCGACGCGCTCGCTGCCAGATACTTGCCCGCGAAAAACAACGACCGTTTTCAGCAAGTCTGCTTTGATATTCTCGCCAAGATCGAGGCGGGGAATCCGGTCGAAGGCTTTTTCAAGTGTGGCATCGAGACAATCGACCGGATTCTTGCCGGCTTTTGCCCGCCGGAATATACCGTCATTGCAGCCCGCCCCAGCATCGGTAAAACCGCCCTGGTAATAAATCTGCTGCATGCCCTGGCTGTGTCGAACGTGCCAAGCTGCTTTTTCTCGCTGGAAATGGCGGGGAATCCGGTAGCCACGCGGTTACTTGCCAAAATCTCAGGGGTTAACACGAAACTGGTGCTCAGAGCGCCCGATAAGATCGAGGCCGGCGACAAAAAAGAAATGCTGAAATGTTCGGCCGACCTGCTCGCCGCCGCCGCGAGCGTGAGTCTTTACGATCAGCCAGGGCAAACTATCGCGACAATCTGCCAGCAAGCCCGAAAAGAAGTCCGAGAGCGCGGCGCGAAAATCTTGATTGTTGATCATATTCAGCACTGTAAGGGCTTCGGGAAAGACCGCCGCACAGAGGTTGAAAATATTTCCTCGACGTTCCAAGACCTGTTAAAAGAGCTGAATGTGCCAGGCATTATGCTGAGCCAAATCAGCCGAAAAATCGAAGGCGAGAACCGCCGCCCGGTAATGTCAGACTTGAAAGAGTCCGGCGCGATCGAGCAAAACGCCGACAACGTGCTTTTTCTGCACAAACCGCCAAACGCAGACCGGCCTAATGGGTATCTGGTCGAGATGATATTGGCGAAAGGCCGCAACAAAGGCACAGACTTTGGCCAGATGTTTTTCAACACACAGAAACAGACGTTTTTCGAGGTGTCAGGATGAAGTATCACCTGCTGATCATGGAATACAGCTGCGGCCACTGGCGCGGTTACAACGTGAAGCACCGCTGCCCGCTCCGCTTTGTTGTTCAGAAAGTCCCTTGCGAATGCCCGAGGTGCTGCGATGCCAATACCTGACGAAGTAGCCCCGAACGACGACTACCGCGAAGCCCAACGCCGCGCCGAAGAAGCCCAAAACGCAGAAACGGCGCGAATTTTTTCAGCCTGTAACGCGCTTTTACGCCGCCAAATGACATGCGGCAAGTGCTGTCATTGGTGCGCTGAAAAATGCGAAGAACTTCAAGCGTGGTTAGACGTCGGGGAGAAATAACCAACAAATCGAATCCGGTGCCCGCCATTCAATCGAAATTGCTTTCGACGGGTGCGAAGTCGTCGCGTAAAAAAGAATCGCGTGGCGGGCTTTTAAATGCAAAAGAAAGGAAAATCCACTTTATGGGCGATAAAATAGAGTTTCCCTGGCAGGAGCTTTTTCGGCTTCGGTCTGATGCGGTCGACCACGCCGACAGGGTTCACGGGCTGGTCGAGTTTATCAAGCGAGAGCATTGCCTACCGTGCTTGAAGGCTGTCGGCAGGAGTTTACGCAATGACAGATGCTACGGCTGCGACATCTGGGATCTTACGAAGGAGGCCAAGCCATGACCCGCACAGGCTACAGTTGCCAATTTATGCGCAGAATGCCGAAGCGCGGCTGCCCTGCTGATATTTCCCATTGGTGCCGCGAGAAGTGCATATTTATTGACCCGATTTGCTGCCATGTCGACTGCCCGAAGTTTCAAACTTTGGCCGATAAGCACCGACGACCAGCGTCGAAAATAGGGGTAGAGTTGCTATGAATAAGTGCGAATGCGGCAACCCAACAATAAAACACCGCAAGGTATGCCCGCAGTGCCTATATCTGCGGCAGAAGCAATACCGCGATAAATGGAAAAGCGCCGAGTATTGGAAAGAATACTATACGGCGCATAAAGGGCAGATCAAAATATATAACACCGAGAAACAGCGGTATTACCGCAGCGATGAATACAAAGCCATGAAGGCCGCCGAAAAGCGAAAGGCTGACGCGATAGCAAGGCGACCGTGGCATGAACAGGAGGCGATGAGGTTATGACGTGGAATTATCGAGTTATCCGGCATAAATCAATCAGCCCGGACGGCGAGGATATCGAGTGGCTTCAGATTCACGAAGTCTACTATCACGGCGATAAGGTCGAGTCATGGGTGGCCGCAGGGGCTGCTCCAGTTGGCGAAACCTACGAAGAGCTGATGCAAGATATGACGGCCATACAAGAGGCTTTCGACCGACCAATTTTAAACGCGGAGGACATGCCGAAATGATCTGCAAAACCTGCCGATTCTGCCGTTATAACGCGGCTTTACAACATTACACCTGCAACGGCTGGCGGCTGCCAGACCTGCGCGGGTGTAAAAGATGGGAGGCAAAACATGGAAAAGACCCTGAAAAAAGCACTGGCGCATGAGCAACGGTTGAATGAAAACCTGCGCGAGCGCGTATTGGAGCTGGAAACGGAGCTGAATACGCTGAAGCTGCTGCTGGCAGCGCGATACGCAGGGGAGGTGGATGATAATTGAGTGCTTATTATAACGAATTTGACCCAAAAGCTGCTGCATGGCTACGGGAACTTATCAAAGCCGGGTTGATCGCCCCCGGCGAAGTGGACGAAAGGAGCATTGCGGATGTTAAAGCAGACGACCTTAGAGGATTTACTCAGTGTCACTTCTTCGCAGGAATCGGCGGCTGGAGTTACGCCCTCCGGCTTGCCGGTTGGCCCGACGACCGACCAGTCTGGACAGGAAGCCCACCCTGCCAGCCATTCTCAAATGCAGGAAAGCAAAAAGCACAAGCAGATGTCCGCCACCTCTGGCCGGTGTTCTTCAATCTCGTCCGCGAGTGCAACCCTTCAAACATCTTTGGAGAACAAGTTGAGGCAGCGATTAGAACAGGCTGGCTCGATGATTTACAAGATGACTTGGAAGCAGAAAACTACGCCACGGGGAAGATCGTATTACCAGCTTGTGGCGTCGGCGGCTACCACATCAGGCAAAGAATCTGGTTTGTTGCTGAACGGTTGGCCGACACCAACAACGAGAGATCACAAGGACGGGCAGGAATGTCAAGTGCCGACGAACTCGCTTCTGGGGCGGGAAGTTTGGTTGGCGGGGTGGCCGACACCGCAGGCGATAGATGCCAGCGGCAAGGGCAGAGATGGCCGTCTGAAGAAGGACGGGAACCGCAACCCGGAACTGATTGGGAGCTACCGCAGGGATTTGAAAGATCAAGTGATAATGGCGGGTTGGCCGACGCCGCTCACGGTGCCGGACACGGAAGCGAGCCACGGCCAGTTGTCGGGCTCGATGCGCAAGGCGCTGGAACCCTGCAAGCCGAACACGGAAACGCCGGCCCGACTAACGGCTTCTGGCGAAATGCTGATTGGCTCTTGTGCCGGGATGGAAAGTGGCGGCCAGTTGAACCCGGCACATTCCCGCTGGCTCATGGGGTATCCGAAAGAGTGGTGCGATTGCGCGGTTACGGCAATGCGATTCTGCCGCGACTTGCGGCAGAAGTGATTAAGGCGTATATGTATGGCCAAGATAAAAATACCCAAACATCATCCGCTGCTGCCATACAGCGCAAACGTCATGCTGCGAGACTGCAGAAATATAGTGGCGCGGGAGCTGCGGAGGCAGCGGAAAATCAGGAGGCTAAAAAAATGAACACAATCGAAGCAGTCAGGCAATTATCACAGCTTTGCAAAAGCAAAAAGTGTGAAAGCTGCGAACTGAACGAAGTGCAGGCATCAACAACATCAAGATTCTGCATGCTGCGAAAAATGCCGTCAGACTGGCCGACTTCCGGCCTGTTTCGGCATTTGGTAAAAGAATCGGA